TTGGATACCGCTAGATTCATATCTAGCTTCTGAGGTATTTTTAATACCATATTGATACATCATGGCATCTCTCCATTTGGAAAGCTTGTCATATTCATACCAACCACGTCTTGCCTCAACACTATTTCGTACTTCTTCAGCACTCTTCTGTTGAGTCAATGGTGAGTTATATCCACCAGGAAAGTTTAACTTTTTATATATTGCAGCAACTTCAGTTGAGTATTCATCTGTTAAATCACCATAACCAGTAGATAACATTTGAGCAAACTTGGTATCGTAACGACCAATGCTCTCTAGTAACTCTGGGTTATTGCGTATCATCTTGATATCAGATAAGTTTGCTGCTACTCCAGCTACATTTTTTCGGTTAGATCCAATGAATGCTAGACCATCAACACCGAAATCTTGAACAAATCTATCTTGGGCTTTATCGTAATCACCATTAAATTGTTCTACTAGATCGCTATAGTATTGAGTTGCAGCCCTAGTTACTGGATCAAACGTTGTAGAAATAGGTGCAGAGAACTGAGTTATAGATCTAATAAATGCCATATTGGCTGCTGCTTTAGCAGCAGAATCCATGTTAGGTGGATTACCTATACGACCATTGCGATCCCATTCAGAGTATTGAACTCTAAAGAACATGTTAACATCATCAGCAAAACGTTCGCTCTTATCTAAACCAACTGCTCCCATTGCTGCAGCAATTGGTCCAGGGATTTTACCTGAATCAATTAAAGATTGTAGATAACTTGGAACTATTGCATTCTTTGCAGTTTCTACAATGTTCTTTCCTTCAATTGGATAGCCAGCGTATAGCAAGCTATTCTCATAGAAGTCATCTCCAAGGGTATTTCTTAACCCTTCAGATATATCCTCGCCATAAATCTTCCACAATCCAAACGGTGCGGTGAAACCATTCTTAACAAGTTCAGATAATGTAACTCCACCAAACCAAGATACGCTTGGATCAGCAATCATGAACTCCATTTGTTTTGGATTCCACTTTAATCCACCACCACGAGAATCTGTAAATGGTTTAAGTGAATCTTTAATTGCCTTTGGCAATTTATCTCCAAAAGGTATTGGATACCTAACGGTTAGATTCTTACCTGCTGGGGCATCAGATGCCTTCTTGTAGGTATTACCATCTTCATCTTCATAAGATTCAAAATTATCAAAAGCATTAGCAATCGTGCCATACCAGTAGGCATTTACTGGGTTCTTTGCCATAAGGCGAAGAGCCACAGCCTGTGAGTTAAAGAATGCTAGAGGGAATGACATTGCAAATCGTGCTGCATACATACCATTGCTTAGGCGACGTGAGGAATACAAAGTTCTCTCTACACGATCCGTGGCTTTACGATATGCAACCTGACGGAACTGGTTATTAACTACAGCATCTGATGGATCTATACCATTTCGTTGTGCTGCTGCAATAAGATCCTTCATCTCTTCTCTTACGTATGTAAGGAAGAGTGGATTACGAACCATTCTATTTTCAGATGCAGCTAATACTCTCCATGCTGCGTCAATAGCACCTTGGGTCTTAACAAGACCACGCTCTAAACGATTTAAATCAGATAGATCAATATTTGGTCCATCGATTTCAGGTAGTAAGTCTGGTCTATTCTTTAACGCTGCAGTCATTTCATCAATGCTGACGTTTCTATTTAAGATAATCTCACGGATGTTTGGATCTGGATACATCTTAAACAATTTATCTTGAGTTGCTGTAGCCCAGTTTAAGAAATCATCTTGACCCATTGGTCTACCAGCACGAGATTCCATACGACGGCGATACTCAGCACCTTTAGTATCCTTGTATAACCATCTAACAATCTCAATAGGTGAATCACCACGGAACATCATTCCAAGTGGTAGATCTAATTCCTGACGTATCTGACGATTAGCAATATGTGTCAAAGCATTCATATATGGCTTAACTTCATTACGTGGAATAGTCACAAACCGTGTGCCGTCAGCTCTTAATTGTCTAGAGATCTGAGACTGTGTCTGGGTATTAATAAAGTTAGCAGCAGTATCCATCTCGGCAAGATAAGCACTTGCTCCACGAATGTTTGGATCTGCCAAACCATCAATAGTATATTTCTTACCGCCAACTTCTAGGATTTCTTTGTCTTGTCCTAGATACTTATAGTTCTGTAACTCTGCTCTGTGTGTTGCAGCAGTAGTAAGAACCTCACGATGTTTCTTCATTAAAGAAGAAACACCATTTACCATGTCGGCACTGTTGGTTAATGCATCATCTGCATCAACAAACTCTCTTTGAGCCAGAAACATCTGGTAATCTGCGTTGTCTTTAGCAGCGGTAAGGTCTGCTTTATTATTTTTGGTTGCTTTACGTAGTGCTGCTTCGGCTTTTGCCTGTGCTGCAATAGCAGCATTTAGTTTAACTTCTGCAGCATCAAAGGTTTTTTGAGCAGCTTCCCATCTTTCAACAACTGGCTTTAATTCACCAGCAAGAATGTCCATTTCTTTCTGGGCTTGCTTCTCCATGCGATAAGCATGCTTAGATGGAGACCCTGGAATGAATCTTTTTGCTGAATCTATACGTAAACTGCTGTTATGAACAAGGTTATTGATACCTGGAATTACATTTTTAAGCAAACTTAGGTTACCAAGAGCCATACTTGCTCTAGCAAATGGGTCAAGTATTGAGTTCTTTGGGATATAAGCAAGACGAATAAGGTTTAAGTTACTAAATACTGCGTTTGCTAAGTCTAATACTTCACCAGTACCCATGGCAGCCTTAGAAGCAACCGCTCCTCGTACCTGACCTTCAGTAATTGGTGACCTTGCACCTAAAGTTCTTTTAGAATTTAATATAATTTCTACTTCTAGCTTACGAAAATCAAGCATTGGAATGATTGATGCTTCGTTTGAGATAGAAAAGAAGTTGCTTACGTTAATTCCACCGTTTTCATCTGGAACAAAACCATTTTTTGTAGCATATTCCTTGATGGTTTGACGACGACCTTTAGTTGCTTGATGCCAACTAGTAATTAATTTAACCTGATCGGCGGATGTTCTAATATCTTGAACATCTCCAGCACCTGCAAACTTGGCAAGACGTAACATTACCTGTTGCTCAATGTAATCTAAGGCAATTGCACGTTGAGTATCATCTTGGGCATTTAAAAACCTAGATACCATCTTGCGTTTAAAGTCAGTACCTTCTTTGCCACGAAGAATCTGTAGACGATTTAGGTCTGAAAGCACATCCATTGCTGATTCATACTTACGTGGGTTTGATATATTGATCATTCCTTGTGGGCGACCTGAGCCTACCCAAGCAATGGTACGAATAACACGATCATATGGTGATGATTGGTAAACTTGAGTACGCCAGCTATTGCCACCGTCTTTACCAAATAACTTTAAATCACCAAACTTAGCTTCAAGTTTAAGTTTTTCTTTAGCAAGTTTAATTGACTCAACAGATGCAAACTTGCCTGGTTGATAAGATGAGAACTGACCTACATTAATATCATCTTTAAAACTATCTAAAGCGTATTTAAACTCTCGGTCTCTTGCTTTCTTATCTTCGATAAGTTGTTGATATCTAGGGGTTAACTTAGGATCAAGTGCTTCTGTATGAATCTTAGATAGATCCGAAATCGGATCTATGTTATTCATTCCATAGTTATCTAAATGATCAGCCATTAAAGGCGATCTTGAGAAGAATCTTTGGAAAGCTACTTTATCTCCACGCTCGGCTAGTAAGTAATCAGCCATATCTCTGTGGTTATCGATGCGAGCCATAATGGCTGCAGAACGATTTGGATTAGATCCATTAGATACCAATGGATTAGCAATAATTTTGCTTACATCTTTGGTCTTAACTGCATCATCTACTAATTTAGATAGACCTGTAGGTGGTGGAGTTCCATCATTACGAGTACCCCATGCAACTGCATCTTCTAAATTCTTTTTAAATAAATCTTGATCAGCTTTGGTTACTATCTTTTCAGATCCAAGTGCTGTGGTTTTGGCTGCCTTAACGGCACTACCAACACCTTTACTTCCCAATATGGCAAGCCCTAAATCTGTACTACCAGATGCAAGCCATCCAAGAAACTCATTCTTATATGCTTGGTTTCTTTGTTTATCATTGAAGACGTTAAAGTCTTCATCCATAAATGTTGGTGTAATTTGATCTGGAAGAAAGTTTCCAACAAATTGACCAGTGGTAGTAGCAAGAGCCTGACCCATTGAAATCTTTTTAGCTTGCTCTCTAGCAAATCTAAAGCTTTGTACAAATCCTTGTGTCTTGCCTTGACGTGATGCTTCTGCTGCTAGAAAAGGAGTTGCTACTGTTTGAGTAACGGCACTAATTACATTGCCAATCCCCCCCATTATTTGAAGAGCGGGATTAACTGCATACTTATATAAATTTGGTTTACTTTTTGATTTTTCAATTGCGCCAGCAATGCCAGCACCAACTTTTTCTTCTACCCTACCTACAGCAGTTTTATCTAATACTTCTTTTTTAAATTCATTAACTCTGCTTAGGGGATTAGGTACAGATGTCGTGCCTGTTTCGGATTAATTTCCCTTCCAGCAGTTAATTCTTCTAATAGCGCATAACGATCATCATCTGATTCAAAATCAAATCGTGCTAGATCCCAAGCAACTGGTGCTAATTCAAATCCCAGGTACTCAAGATTCTCTTCAAACTTCTTGAATATTTTCATCTATTTGACTTTTTAAATATTTAGTAAATGCCTTCATGGTTCCAGTTGAATTAGGTGAATCAGCAAAAGTCTGCATCAACGGAAGGTATTTAGCTATCATGGTTAAATCAGCAACTTGTGTATCTGCTGGATTTTGTATACCAAGTATTTCTCTACCTGGACCAGGGGTATTACCACCAACTCCAGCAGTAACAAATTCATTGGCTCTACGTGTTTCTGCACCTAATGGAATAATGTTTGCTAAAGGGTTTTCTGCTTTAGCCATAGGTGCAGCATTTTGATCCGCTAAAAATTGTTTTTGTTCACCATATGCTGCATCTGGTAACCGCTTTGCACCTTGTGCTGGTGGCAAGTCACTTCGATTAGACATTGCCCCAGGCATAGGAATAGCAGCAGGATTAACCATTGACATAAGTTACCTACTTCTTTTTAGGACGATATGGAACAGGACCTGTATAACCGCCTGCTCCTACGCCAACAAATCTTCCTTGCCCAGTAATACGTGGTTGATTACTACGACTCTTAGTTGTTGATTTAGGTGCATTCTCTCTAATAGCAGCAAGCTCACGACCTTTCATTACATCGGCAGATGTAATGCGGTTCTTATCTTTTGTAAGTTGTTTTGTTAATGGACCTGCAAGCAATCCTGCTGCAGTAACTGCCATTCCAACTTTTCCTGTAACTGCCTTACCTGCTAATCTAGCAGCACCTAGTGCTGCACCTTTTGCAGTAAACTTCTTTTTAGCAGATGTTGTTGCTGCCTTAACCGCAGCTGGACCTGCTTTAGCAGCCTTATTCTTTTCAACAATAGATTTGATTTGTTTATCATCAAACTTAAATGTAAGTTTGCCGTTCTTCATTGTGCCTACACCGATTGGTTTAGCACCTGCTGGAACTTTAGACTTAACTGGACCTTGTGCTTTAACCGCTGTAGCAGCAGACTTGGCTGCTTTAGCAACAGGTGCTGCAGCTTTAGCTGCTACCTTTGCTCCTTTTTCTTGACGGAATAAAGCCTTGTTAAGTGCAGACTTAGGTTTAACACCTTCTTTAATAAGTCTATCGTAGATAGCTTTACCTTCTGCATTAAGTTCTTTACCTGCAGCAAAACCTTTTTTAACAACTGGTAATGTTTTTTTCTCTACTGTTGCTATCTTTTTAGATTCTGTTGCTGCAGCTTTTTTAGCAGCACCTGCAGTCTTTACAGTTTTAAATCCTTTAGGTCTAATCTTCTTGCCATCTTTATCAACTTTATAACCTTGTGACTTTGGTTCTGGCGCAGTAACTGCACTACGAACTTTACCTGCTTCGGTTATTTTAGGTGTTGGCTTATTTGCTGGCTTAGATTCACGAACTTTTTCTTTGCCATCTTCTATTGCCCATTGACGTTCAAGTTCTGCCTTAGCTTCACGACGATCACGAGCAATACGCTCTAATGATGTCTCGGTTGGCTTTACTCTAATCTTATTACCTTTGTCGTCGGTAATATAACCTTTTCTAGCTTCTTCTCTTACTTCGCTAAGAGCTTTTTTATCGTCTTCAGAGAATTTCATAAGAGGACTTTTATCTTTTAGTCCTGCTTGTTTTCTTCCACTAAAAGCTTTTTTAGCGTCAACTTTGGCAGCCTTACGTGCCTGCCTGAATTTCTTTGGAGTTTTGGCTGCCATAGTTATCCTTTACTTATAAAATGAAATTACTTAAGTTTGTTTTTGTTGCCTTTGATGCCTTTAGGGGTAACACCTTGCTTTACCATTCCGCCACCCTTAACTGCTCCACCATTCTTCTTACCTACCATTGCAGATGAAGTTGGTGCTTTTCCTGGCTTTCCTTGTTTTCCGAACATTTATTTCTCCTTGTTATGCTGGTATTTGGCGAGTAACTCTCGCTGATAGATTTGGATTTCCTCCACCTGTAAGACCTGCAAGAAGTTCTTGCATTGCTGGTCTACCTTGTGGAAGTTGTGGTGCTGGACCACCAGCCATTGGCTCAGGACCTGCTGGTATTTCTGGCATGCCTGGCTGTGCTGGTTGTTCCTTTGGTGCTGGTTCTGGTTTAAAAGCATTTGCTACTGCATCTTCAAGAGGGATACCCTTCTTGCGATCAGTAATAACACTTGCCATCTTTTCAACAATCTTCATTGGATCTTGACCTTGCATTACCATTTGTGGAATTGCTGCAGCCATAGAAGATACGGATGCTTTAAGAGAATCACGCATTTCTTCAATGTCAATTGCTCGCTCTTCTTCACCAGCATTTAGTGAGATAGGAAGGTTGCGACGCAACATTCCACGAGAGATTAACTTATCTCCTCGAGCTTGTAGACCCCATACCAATGCTCGGTTAGGATCTAAACCTGCCATTAAACCGTATTC